TTAAAGCTTCCATTCCTCTCACCAAGTGGCAGGCGCAGTGGATGCAGGCTCCAACCTCCGAGGAGGGTGCGCTCATAAAGCGCGAGTGGTGGCAGATCTGGGAGAAGGAGGAGACACCGCAGCTGAAATACATCATACAGTCGTATGACACGGCGTTCTCCAAGAAGGAGACGGCTGATTATTCCGCGATCACGACGTGGGGGATATTCTCCCCTGATGATGACGGAAAACAGGCACTCATACTCCTTGACGCTAAACGGGGACGGTGGAACTTTCCTGAGCTGAAATCAATTGCTATGGAGGAATATAACTACTGGGAGCCGGAGCAGATCATCATCGAGGCGAAGGCTAGTGGGACGCCCTTAACTCATGAGTTGCAAAAGATGGGAATACCTGTTATAAATTTCACACCTTCGAAAGGAAACGACAAGCATTCGAGGGTGAACAGCGTGGCGCCGCTTTTCGAAGCGGGAACCATATGGGCGCCCAAAAAAACGTTCGCTGAAGAAGTCATAGAGGAATGCGCGGCATTCCCCTTCGGCGACTACGATGACTACGTGGATTCCACCACGCAGGCCCTTATGAAATACAGGCAGGGATACTACATTGAATTAAAGGATGACTTCCAGGACGAGGAAGGATATGTAAGGGATAAGGAGTACTACTAATGAAATCACATGGAATTTTATCACGCTACGTGCGACCGGGCTTTAAAGAAGGCGGCGACAGCTTGTGGGACAAGACAAAAAAAGTTTTCAAAAAGATGGGGGACGGAAGTGGAGACACGATGTATGATCTCGCCGAACAACATCAGAAAGAAAAAGACAGAACCACTGAACACTGGAGAAGAGAAAAATATAAATATTTCAGAGCTCCCAATGTAGGACTTTTTGAAAGAAAAAGAGATCAAGGCGATGATTCATATTTTCATGAAGAGTACGACCCAACTAAATCCAGTTTAAACAAAATAGATCCAACTCTGTTTGACGAGGAAAAAATCCGTGACGGAACCCAAATGATTTTTAAATTAGGAGCAGATGAAGATATTGATCTAAATTCTTTGGGGACAGGATTTTTAGGAAGCCAGGGCTTCGAGGACATTCCTTTCATGTTTTATGAGTCACAGGATGACTTAGATTATCACTTGGATAAAACTGATTGGGATGATAAGCTTTTAGGAAAGCCTTATATAGATGATATATCATATTTGGATAAAACAAAAGAAAGAGGAAAAATGCTTGGAAGAGGTGCGGTAGGATTTGTAAAAAATCTTCCTGAAATGGCAATTGGTGCTTATCGTAATATAAATCCATTTGATGCCTTAGGTGGCATTGGACCTTACGATACGTGGAATCCAAAAGATGAGGCACAGGCAAAAGAAGTAGACGAAATGTTTGAGTTTCCAGGTTATAGTCAGATGATGAGAGAGAAATTTGATGTTGAACCTTTTCAAACGCCTAAAGGTGTTTTTGGTGGGATATTTGATGCAGATAAATCTTTATACAAAAAAACTTTATTTGATGATGAAGCATATGCAACTCTTTCGGCAAAAGCCAATATTAGAAATGACTACGCAGGAAAGGATGACGCGTATATCATTAATGATTTACAAACTAAATATCCACACGCACCATTGGAAGCTATTCAAGAGTATCTAGATGTGAACGTAAAACCTACTTTGGACCTATCAGAAAAAGATTTTGAAGATTCAATATATTGGTCGGATCGAGATGCCTTATCTCATGATATACCAGGAGTAGTAGCGAGCGCGATTGGTACACTTCCCGTTTATGCAGGACCACTTGGCGCACTAGGACAAGGGGCAAATCTTATAAGCAAGGGAAATAAGTTAAGTAAAACGATAAGTAAAATAAGAAAGCCTTTGTGGGCCAAGACCCTTGATGCAAATATTGGATTCGGAATTCCTCAAGGAACGGGAGAATACGCAGTTAGAAAGCTTAATCCAACGGAAATCACTGTAGACTTACCTTATGATTCTGAAGACGAAGACAGCATATATCCAGTAGACCACTAATGGGCATTGAAAATTTAATACCTCTAGCTATTAAGCTTTTTAACAAGTTGGGTAAATCCAAAAGACTTAAAGCTATTAATACATTAGATAAGCTAGTTGAATCTGGCGACGTTGGAAAGATCAGGAAACTTCCAAGAAAAGTATCAGATGGAACGAGATCTTTAGTGGCAAAAGGTACATTAAAGGATGAAGTAACTCAAGTACTAGATGACGTGGGGTTTGAAAGGATAGACGCAACAATTTCTGGTCCCTTAGGAAAGAAATATAATACAGAGGCAGGAAAAAAGATAATTAAAAAAACAAGGGCAGATAGCCCACAGAGCAATTATAAATCTAAAAAAGACCCTGGGTCAGATAGGAAACATACCCCTAATATGAATTCACCCATTAAAAGATTTTTTAACAAGTATTTAGGTTCTGATTACAAAGAATACGAACAAGGTATTAGAGAGTTAATAGAACAAAAGTTACGCCAGATAAAAACTAAGATGTCCAAGGATAACGTTCCTAACTATGAAATAATTTTTAGGGAAAGTATTAAGACTCCTGAAGCTATGATGAAAGCTTATCCAAAATTATTGGATGAGATTTTACCTTACCGACATAAAGCGCAACGATTTATAGAAGAAGATTATCATCAATTATCACAAGGACCTAATACAAAACTTTACAGGCAACAGGTGTATGATTATTTAAAAAGCAGGGGGAAGACTGATAAGGAAATTAAAGCAATGTTCCCCAAAAGTTTTGCAACAGTGGGGCACGACCCACCGGCAGGTCTTTCTTACGGTGATTTTTTAACAACCAGAAATAAATCTTCCTTACAGAATTTTCAACAGTCAGCTACCCCTAAATTTTGGAATCCAGAATTCGGAGTTGTTAATGTTGGAAAAGATACTCCTGATAGATGGATTCTTGAGGCCATGCAAAGTGGCAATTTGAGTAAGGAAGGAATGAAACAGATTCAAGCTATGTATAAAAAACTTGGCCTAAAATCTCGTTTAAGAAATATTGATATTGGAATGCAGGATTTAGAAAAGCAATCTAAATTTGTAGATTATGGTACATTAACTGGAAATAAATTATTCACTGGACCAGGGAAATCAGGTACGGAAAAAACTAAACAATTATTTAATCGTATGACTGGACAAGGTGATATTTCTTTTGAAGAAATATTGCGAGAAGTTAATAAAAGATATTATTCATCCGGAGGACTAGTCAAGTTATTAAACAAATTAAAGCTGACAAAGAAACAAAGAGACTTGATCATGAAAACGGCGTACAGTCCGCACAGGAAACCTGTCACTGGACCCAAGGCCCTGAGGGAAAAAAGGATTAAAGATAAACTGGCGAAGGTTGGCGCGACAAAGAAATGGCGTTATGTAAAAGCAGATGACGTTAAGCCTAGAAAGAGACGTACTAAGCAAAGACCTTTTGCAGCAGGAGGAATAGTAAGTTTATATGTTCGGTAAGTTAAACAAGCTGAAGCAGGCGGCGAAGTTCGCGAAGAAAGCGTCAAAGGGATTCAAGACGACTCGTCGGAAGTTTTTACAGGGAGTTGGATCCTTGGCGCTATCAACCGCGCTTCCAAGTGGAGTGAAAGTTTTACCAAGTGCCCAGGTGGCTGGTAAAATTCCGCTAGTAGGAATAAGCAAGTCTCCACCCTGGATTCAGGGAATGGTGACGACGCTTCGTGAAACTCCCCCGACTGGAATATTCAGGATAGGAAAGGGGCGAATTACAGGTGACGGGACAGCTCTTAAAAAAGGACAAAGACGACATTTTTCAATTGAAACGGAAGACGGATATCATGACATGGTTAATTTTAAGGAAACGGATAATGACATTCACATAGAATTTGACATCCGTGATGACTATCACAACAACCAGCATATCTACATAGACAAGAAAAAAGGTACGACGGAAATCGTTGACGAGAACTATTACATGACGTCACCCGATGATTATGCTAAGGACGACCCAATCATTTGGGAAGTGACGAACGACAAGAATGTTCTTTCAAAGGAAATGGGTCTTGCGGACGGTGATTTTATAAATGAGAAAATGGTTGATGAATGGGCCGTTCCTGAGGATTCACGTTATCGGGATTTATTTGAACGCTATGTTGACACTTTTTCACCATCTGGTAATATATTCAACACTAAAAAAGGGGCGGATAAATTTCGTCTGAAGCAGCAGATTAAAAGGGAGAATGAGTTAATGGATTGGGAAGAACAGTTCAGAGGAGGATCATTGCACGCATTTAACATAGGTGGAGCCGTCAACAAGTTAAAGACAGTTGGCTCCCTAACTAAAGGATTGAAACCGGCTAAAACAGTTGGCAACATTTCAAAGGGCCAGATGAAACTGGCAAAGCCTGGACAAAATGATTTAAGCCGTGTCAGGACTGATTTGTACGAAGGACCTCCTGGTCCTTATACAGTAACGGATGACTCCGGTGTTAGGATATTGGAGAGAGAATTTCAAACACTTGAGGGCGCACAACTCGCTTTAAAAGATCTCGCGAAACTTAGAACACAGGACGCATCAACATTTAAAATTTTTGGAGCAAGACCGGCTCCTGTCATTGATCCACTTACAAAACAACGAATGCACATAGGAGCGACGGAAATCGTTCAGGAAGACGCATCGCGTATGCCGGCGATGTTCTGGAAATCAAGGGAGACGATCGCTGAAGCAAATCAAAATGTCATGAGTGGAAGGCAGTGGCTTGCTTACATAAAAAACAGAGGTGTTGGTGATACGGAACTTAAGGATACGTCATTGGGTTATCACTTACTGACCAACGGTGATGTTAAAATGACAAAAAACCAGCTCTTAAAGGAGTTTGATGAATTGGCGCCGCAAATTGACGTTAAAATGCTAGGGCTGAGGGATGTAAAATCTACCATTAAGGATGTCGCACACTTTTTAGATTCAGTAAGAACATCCCCTCCAATTTACATGGATTCAAAATCAAGACGAATGGTCAATAATATATACAAAACAATGAAAAGAATAGACATAAATAGACCTACTAACACCCAAATGGAGATTATTAAGGGGGTAGTTAACAAAAATTTTAAAGCGGAGTTTGGCATTGAGGAAATAATTGGAAAAGGATTTGATCCTAACATAAAAATGCCGTTCATGGCTAAAAAAATGGCGTTAGTCTTTGATGATGTCATGAATCAAGGTGGACTTAAATATAAAGCGGCAGGAAAGCCAAAACACGCAGGTGATCAGACAATGTCAGGTGGAACAAATTACCAGGAAATGCTATTTTCCTATAAACCGGGTAAATTCCGAACGGAAGAGCCAATTTTCACCGGAGGGCATGATTTTGGAGGTCAAAAACCGGATAACATGTTTGTATGGGTTCGATTTTCGGACAGGACTGATGAATATGGCAGAAAACTGCTATTTATAGAGGAAATTCAGTCTGATATGCACCAAAGTGCGCGTACAAAGGGGACATTTTCAAAAGGATACTCCAAAAGGGGTGATTTATATGACCCTGACAGCGTGGAAGTTCAAAAAATACAGAATAAATTAGCTAACATACAAGGTAAAATTGATGATGCAGGTGGTTTAGGGGTTTCTAAACTCAGAAAGGAACAGGAGTCACTTATAAAAAAATCAGAAAAATTAAAACCAGGAGGAAAACGCTATAAAGCTGCATCTGACATTCCAGAGGGTCCATTGGCCGATTCAAAAGATCATGGAAGATTCGTGCTGCAATATTTATTGCGTGCGGCTAAAGAAAGCGGTGATTATGACGGAATAGCGCTTGCTTCGTCCAAAGTTAAGGGAGAAAGTAAATCAGGATTTTATGATAGAATCATGATCCCTCAAATGAAAAAAATATCTAAAAAATCAGGTGCAAAATTTGATGAAACGGTAATCGTTGATGGGGATGGAATGCCTTTTGATGAAATTCCAGTGTTGCTTTTAAGAGATAAAAAAGGTATACTCCCCACTCTAGAAACTTCTGTGTACAATGAAGGAGGATTTGTTAGTGGCGGATTGGAACCAATTGTTTCCCCTTTAACTTAATATGGCTGATCAAAGTAAAAATAATATAGATAAAGCGTTAGAAGCTCTTAATTTAGGTCTCGACATAGAACCTGATGGAGTAGACGTTGAAATGGAAAAAGAAGTAGAGTTTGATCCTGCGTTTGAAATGCAGGAGGATGGCTCCGCTATTATTCCTGATAATGCTCCTCCGGCACCCACAGAACATAATGTTAACTTAGCAGATGTTATTGAGGAAAAAGATTTAGCGACACTTTCCAGTGATCTTGTAGCTTTTTTTGAAAGTGATAAGGATTCACGAAAAGACTGGGAGGATACCTATGTCAAAGGACTTGACATGCTCGGATTCAAATATGAAAACCGAACACAGCCTTTTGACGGCGCAAGTGGAGTGGTTCATCCCTTATTGGCTGAATCAGTAACACAGTTTCAAGCACAGGCTTATAAGGAATTATTACCACCAAGCGGACCTGTCAACTGCCAAATTATAGGTGAAATAACTCCAGAAATTGAAGACCAGTCAATGCGTGTCAAAGAATTCATGAATTACGAGTTAATGAACGTGATGAAAGAATATGACCCGGATATGGATCAATTATTATTTTATCTGCCATTAGCCGGTTCCGCATTTAAAAAGATTTATTATGATGGCCAGTTAGGAAGAGCGGTAGCAAAATTTGTTTCCGGGGAAGATTTAGTAATTGATTATTTTGCCACTGATTTAGAAAGTGCGCAGCGTGTTACCCACTGCATTAAAATGAGTGGTAATGAATTGCGTAAAAATCAAGTAAGTGGATTTTACAGTGATATAGAAGTTACTACAGGAACGGTTGACCCTTCTGAAGTACAAGAAAAGGTTAATGAATTAGAAGGTAATGAACCTTCCTATACTACAGACACTGACGAGCATTTACTTTTAGAAATGCATGTTGATTTAGACTTACCAGGATTTGAAGATCCAGATGGAATCAAGCTTCCTTACATTGTAACGCTTGATAAATACTCCGAACAAGTTTTGTCTATCAGACGAAACTGGGATGAGGCAGATCAAACTAAAAAAAAGAAACAATATTTTGTACACTTTAAGTTCCTCCCAGGACTGGGCTTTTACGGCTTTGGTCTAATACACATGCTTGGAGGGTTATCGCGAACAGCAACAAGTGTTTTGCGGCAATTAATTGATGCTGGCACACTCGCTAACCTTCCTGCAGGTTTCAAGGCACGTGGCATGCGCATACGCGACCATGACGAGCCGTTGCAGCCGGGTGAATTCAGGGATGTTGATGTAACAGGAACTTCCATAAAGGAATCACTATTACCCCTTCCTTACAAGGAACCAAGTGCGACCTTATTTCAATTACTAGGTTTTGCGGTTGACGCAGGAAAAACTTTCGCGGCGATCGCTGACATGAAAATGGGTGAAGGTAATGAACAGAATCCAGTTGGAACGACATTAGCGTTACTGGAACGTGGAACCAAAGTCATGAGTGCGATTCATAAGAGATTGCATTACGCACAAAAAATAGAGTTTAATTTACTAGCGGATGTATTCCAGTCCTATCTCCCACCAGAATACCCATACATGGTTAAAGGTGGCGATAGAATGATCAAGCAAAGTGACTTTGATGATCGCGTGGATATTATTCCTATAAGTGACCCTAATATTTTTTCCATGTCCCAACGTATCATGTTGGCGCAACAACAATTACAATTAGCCCAATCAAACCCACAACTTCATAATGTACGCGAAGCGTACAGAAGAATGTACATGGCGATGGGTGTGGACAATGTGGATGGTATTTTAAAACCGGATCCAAACAAACCATCCCCTATGAGTCCTGCAATGGAAAACGCTGTGGCGATGCGTGGAGAACAACCGAAAGCTTTTCCAAAACAAAACCATCCGGAACACATGAAAGCACACGCTGATTTTATTGCTACTAGAATGGTACAGATTAACCCGCAGCTCTACGCTATGATGGAATCACATATCATGGAACACATTGCCTTGTTGGCAGCGGAACAAGTTGACCAAAAACCAGAAATGGCGCAGCAAAATCAACAGATCCAGCAAATGATGCAACAGGCACAGCAAAACAAGCAGATGGTTCCACAAGCGCAACAGGCACATCAACAGTTTATGCAACAAAAAGAATCACAAATTGCCACTGTGGAAGCGCAAATGGTTAAAGAGATGCTCGCTGAAGAGAAAAGACGAACTGAAGAAATGGCTGATGACCCACTTGTTAAACTTAAACAGCAAGAAATTGATTTACGTGCAATGGAAACCATGCTTAAAACCAAGGAAGAAAAGGCACGACTAGAAAAAGACTGGACTATTGACTCAGAAAGAATAGACTTGGATCGTGATAAGCTTGAATCTCAAGTAGGTATAGACTTACTTAAAACTAAAACAGCGGAAGCTGATTTAAAGAGCAAGGAGAAACTAGCGGCTTTAAAGGAAAACATGGCCGTGGTTAGAGAGGAAATGAAAGGAAGGTCAAATGGGAAGGGAAGCAAGAAAAATTAGGGACTATATTACTAAGATTGAGACCCTTGTAATAAAGGAGGCTCCAACTTCGGATGATCAACTTTTGTTTTGTGCGGCGATGGTTTCTATGGTAAGAAACATCTACTTAAACACATTAGGTGTAGAACAGACAAATATCATTTTTGAACAGCTTGCGGCTAGCTTTCAAATGGTTGACGAGTTTTACACGCATGATAAACCAACGATTCATTAGGAGGATACAATGGTAGGCAGAGTAAGAGTGCGTGGTCAAGGACCCGTTCGACGTGGACAAACAACCACTACATTTAAAAAAGGTGGAAGAGTTAAGCTAATGTCTGGTGGAAATCCTCACAGAAGAACTAAAGAAGAAAAATTGGACGATAT